CGACGCCAACGGAGACTGGAGCGTGGACCTGGCATCCGGTCTGTACCGCTGCCAGCGGACCGACGGCCCGACCGGCTGGCGACAGGTGACCGTCCCCGAAGCGGAAAGCTACGAATTCCCATCGCTCTAAGCGAGCGAGCAACACCAGAAAGGAACGGGAGAACATGAACGCACGGACGCTTGTGTATCGAACCCTGTGGGCCGCCTTGATGGCGGCCGGACTCCTGGCCCTGATCCCGATGCTGGGCTACCTGTCGGGCTGCAACACGCCCGTGCCCGGGCTTCGCCTGGCCCCCGAGGAGGAACAGAAGCAGGCCGCCCAGGTCGTCCGCGACACCGCCAGCGGCGGGGCCCTGGTGGGCATCCCCCCCGGGTCCGACGCGGCCAAAATGCTCCGCCAATCGGCAGCCCCGGCGGCGTCGTACATGGGGCCTCCGAGGAACCCCGTGGACGTCACGGCGGCCCTGGTGACGGCGGGCGAGCAGTGGAAGGTCATGGAGGCCAAGCTCGCGGCCCTGGCCATCCGCGAGCGGATCGGCCAGGAGACGGCCGCCGCCTGCAAGACCGCGTTGGCCCAGCTCGTGGCCCGCATCGCGGAAGCCAAGAAGACGGTCCGGCCCATGGACATTCTGCCCATCGCCCAGGCGATCGCCCGGATGGAAGAGATCGGCCGGAAGGTCCAGTCGTCCGTCGTCGTGCCCGACAGCCAGCTCACCGACGCCGAACGCGAGTCCAGCGGGCGGCTGGCGGCGGCGGTGGAATCCATCACGACGGTGGCCGACATGCTGGCCAGCCGCCAGGCGACGCTGGGCGACGTGGGCGACAAGGCCGCCGATGCGATCACCAACGCGGCAGACAAGGCCGCCGGGTGGATCGACCAGGTGACCAGCAACCCGACGATCGCCTCGCTGGTGACGGCCCTGGGGCTGGGAGGCGTCGGCGGCGGGCTGGTGCTACGCAGCCGCTCCCGCAAGCGGGCCGAAGAGGACGCCGCCTACGACGCCGAACTCGCGGCGGCCAAGGCGAAGGCCGAGACGCTCGCCTCCAGCGGAACCGGCAAGAGCGACGCCCTGGTGGCGGCCCTGCTGTCGGTGCTCGGAGCGACCAGGCCGGCGATGCCGCAACCGGCGGCGGCAACCGAACCCGAAACCACCGCGACCACCACGGTCGCACCGCAGGCGTAGAGACGACACTCAACCCCGAACCGGAAAGGACAAACGATGTCAATCGAGCAATTCAAGCTGGGCATGGACGGCAAGCTGTATTACGGGGCCGAATCGGCCCTGCTGGCGGCCATGACCGAGCTGACCAACGTCAAGGACGTGACGGTCACCCAGGAAAAGGGCGAGGCGGACGTGACCACCCGTGCCAACAGCGGCTACCGCGGCACCACCGGGACGCTGAAGGAATGCACCATCGAGTTCCAGATGCTGTTCAAGCCGTCCGACGCGGGCTTCCAGGCCATCCGAAACGCCTACTACAACAACACCCTCGTCAGCCTCTGCCCGCTGAGCGGGGCCAAGGACGCCGCGGGCAGCGAGGGGATCAAGGGCGACTTCTCCATCATCGGCTTCACCAAGGGCGAGCCGCTGGAGGAGGCCCAGACCGTCGACGTGACGGCCAAGATGTCGGTGTTCGAGGAATACGTCGAGGTCGCAAGCTGACCCAGCCACGGCCATGGCGGCGCCCGTCGACGGGTCGAACCGTGGCGGGCGTCGCCGGATGGGCCAACAGAACGGGAGAATCATGAAGACGTTCAAAGACAGTTTGGATCGCACCTGGACCCTCGCCTTGACGGTCGCGTCCGTCAAGCGGGTCCGCAATTTGCTGGGCGTGGACCTGCTGAGCCTCCAGGACGGAACGCCGCCGCTGATCACGAGGCTGGGAACGGACGTGTGCCTGCTGTGCGACGTGCTGTTCGTCCTGGTCAAGCCGGACGCCGACCGGGCCGAGGTCACCGACGAACAGTTCGGCCAGTCGCTCGGAGGCGGGGCCATCCTGGACGGCCAGCAGGCCCTCTACGCGGAGCTGATCGATTTTTTCCACCAGCTCGGCCGGACCGAACTGGCGGTCGCGGTCGAGAAACAGGGCGAGATCATCCGCCTGGCCACCCAGTCGGCCGCGACGCGGATGCGGAAGCTGGACGTGAAGGGCCAGGTGGACCGGGCGATGGCGAAGGCGGACGCAGAGATCGACCGGTCGGACCCTGGCAGTGCGTCTACCAGCTCGCCGGCCGGCTCGGAATAGACCCCGGTCCGTTCACCTGGCGGGAGCTGGCCTGGATGGACGAAGGCCGCTCGAGCCAGTTGTGGGACCACACGGCCAGCCTGATGGCCCTTCTGGTGAACCTGAAGCGGACCAAGCGGAGCCAGAAGCTGGCCCGGCCGAGCGAGTTTCACCCGCACCTGCGGGCGGCCGAAGGCGGGCTGGACATCGCCAGCACAGAAGGCCGCACAAAGTTCCGCGAGGCCTTCGCCGGCGGCAAGCGACGGACGTACAAGGCGTCGGACATGAAGACAGCCACAGAGACGCAGAGGACACAGAGATAGAAAGGACATGGACCATGCATTATGCGAATGGGAGAGAAGCCAAGCTCGGCGACGTTGTCATCGGAAAGGGCTACAACGTCAAAGACGAAAAGGGCGAATTGAAGGTGATCCATGGCGTCGTGGTTGGACTGACGCCCGGTGCGGATTGCTGCAACATCCGGATCGCCCATGGCTTCAAGGCGTGGGGAACGGAGCAGTTGGAAACTACCCCACACACCAGCCTGCTGGCAAACGGCCAGACGCCCCTCATGGCCGAGGACATTGAGTACGGGCAGGTCGACCAATTCCTGCACGTCGAGGACGCAGTGAAATAACTCCGTGATCTCTGTGCCTCTGTGGCTGGATTGAGGAGCGAACGATGGGTAAAGCTGGAGCCATCCGAGCCGGTCGGGCGTACGTGGAACTGTTCGCGGACCAGTCCGCCTACATCCAGGGTCTGACCGCCGCCGAGGGCCGGCTGAAGGCATTCGGCGAGAAGGTCGCCTCCATTGGAAGGGCGATGATGAGCCTGGGGGCCGTCGCGGCGGCCCCGATCGCCCTGAGCGCGAAGATCTTCGGCGGCTTCGAGGAGCAGATGCTGACCGTCCGGGCCGTCACGCAGGCCGCCGAGGGAGATTTCGCGAAGCTCACCGAGCAGGCCAAGCTCCTGGGCCGGACCACCAGCTTCACGGCCAAGCAGGTCGCCCAGGGTATGACCAGCCTGGGCCGGGCGGGTTTTAAGCCGGCGGAGATCGAGGCGGCCATCCCGGCGGTGCTGAACCTGGCCCGCGCCACGGGCACGGAGCTGGGCCAGGCGGCCGACTACGCGGCCAACGCCGTGCGGGCGTTCGGCCTGTCGGCCGACGACGCCACGATGGTCGCCGACGTGCTGACCGCGACGGCCAACAACTCGGCCCAGACGGTGGACGACCTGGCCACGGCCCTGTCGTACGTCGCACCGGTCGCCGCCGACGCGGGCGAGACCATCCAGTCCACCAGCAAGGCCCTGGGCGTGCTGGCCAACATGGGCATCAAGGGCTCGATGGCCGGCACGACCATGCGGCAGATCCTCTTGTCACTGGCCGACCCGGCGGTCCGCCAACAGTTGAAGGACATCGGCGTCGCCGCGACCGACGCGACGGGCAACCTGCGGCCGCTGGGCGACATCATGATCGAGATCGGCACAGCCATGGCCAAGCTGCCCAACGCCGAGCGGCTGAGCCTGGCCAAGAGCCTCTTCGACCAACGGGCTGTCAGCGGGGCCCTGAAGCTGTCAGGCTCGGTCGAGATGCTGAAGGACATGGCCAAGGCCGTCGACAACGCCGGCGGGGCCGCCAAGAAGACCGCCGAGATGATGGACAGCGGGCTCAAGGGCTCCTTTCTGCGGCTGGCGTCGGCGGCCGAGACAGCCGCCCTGGCCGTGGGCGACGCCGTGGCCAAGAAGCTGATGGACTGGATGTCCGCCGTGCAGGGCGTTGCGTCCAGCGTGCAGGCCTGGGTCGAACGCAACCGCGAACTGGTCGCCACCGTCACGGCGATCCTCGCCGGACTCATCGCAACCGGTGCGGCCGCGTGGGGCCTGGGCAAAGCCGTCCTGGCGATCAAGGCGGGCCTCGCCGTCTACGCGGGGCTGCTCAAGACCATCCTGCTGGTCAAGACCGCCTACGCCGCCATGGCGTCCACGATGCTGGCGACGGAGCT